GAGTCAATAATACAAGCTGCCGATAGTACTGGAATAGCTGGTAGTTTACATTATAATCATGGCGATAATGCTTGGCGAGTCTTAGGAGGTTCATCATACGGTGAAAAATTGCGTGTCGATTCGAGTGGCCACTTACTTGTAGGAACCACTTCTGCTCTTGGAGCTAATGCTGATGATTTGTGTTTATCAACGGCAGCCAATACGGGTCTTTCCATAAAGTCAGGGACAAGTTCAGCAGGAAATATTTACTTTGCTGATGGAACTTCTGGAACTGATTTATACCGTGGTTTTATTTCATACGCTCATGCTGGTGATTCATTAAGTCTTGGAACTGCTAACACCACAGCACTCTCAATTGACAGTAGTGGAAATATAGAAGCAGATATTGGAAATATAGTTATAGGAACATCTGGTAAAGGTATTGACTTTAGTGCTCAGAGTACTCACTCTGCTACAGGTGCAACTACAACTCAGGAGCTATTGGACCATTATGAGATAGGTTCATGGACACCTGTTGTTAATGGTTCAGGCCATAGTTATAGCCAGCAACACGGTGACTATACAAGAATTGGTAACGTAGTAACTGGTAGTTTTTATGTCACTTTATCTACTTACGGATCGGCTGGAAGTCGAGCAGGTAGTCTTCATGGTCTGCCCTATACTTCTGCTGCAATTACAGGAGGTGGAAACCCTGTATGGTGGGCAAATCTAAATACTAATTATGTTTTCCTTAATTTTTACACGTGGAACTCTGCATACTTTGATTTCTATGGAATGACCTCTGCAAGTGATGACGCTACTTGGGTAAATCCCTGGCAAACAAGCACAACTATTCAAGGTATTTTTCAATATAATGTAGCTTAATTAGACCGTAGCTAAGTCTATAAACTAAGCCATAAACCTATTTAGCTCGGAGAGCTTCCTTAAATGGCCTTAACTAAGACCCAAGAGAACGATAAGATTGAAGTAGTTAACAAATGGAACGTCCAAGTGCGGACTGCTACCGTGATAAAAGAAGATGGTACAGAACTGAATCGTTCATTCCATAGACATGTACTTGTACCTGGAACACTAGATGCTAGTGATAACCTCATTGAAACTGATTTGAGTTCAGAGGATCCAGACGTAAAAGCAATTGCGGAAAGTGCTTGGGGTGTTGGAACAGTCAAAGCAGACTATAAGGCGTTTCTAATTGCAAATAAACCTACCTAAAGTTAATCTACCTAACCCAAGAAATATACCGAAGGTTCAACTCAAAGTACCAACTGCTGACATACCTCGGTATATCCCTATGGTTATACCTCCTTCTGATTTAGAAAGACCAGCTGGGGTAAAGGCAGAAGCCAAAGATACACTACCTGCTGAAGCTCCAAAGTTACAGATACCTGTATTAGATATACAAATGCCACTACCCGAACCAGCGGTAGTGGTAACGGCTGTTACTACAGCTGTTGTAGCAGTAGCCACAACTTCTGTTACCTCAACTCTATTTGAACCAATCAAAAAGAAGGTACAGAAATTCATCCAAGGAAAAGTTGACGCATGGAAGAAAAAGAGGAAAGCCCGAAACCAAGCCTCCTTAGAAAACTTAAACACGGAATAGAAGACCAAGAAGCCCAAATTCAAATTCTTGGAACCTTTGTACGTTTAGGCGTGGTGGTTTGGTCGGGCTTTATTTGAGAGTCATAACTCTTAATTACGTCGAGCTGCCAATGATCAAGAAGACGCAAAACACAGATATCACGTTCGTAGCAAGTATCTTTGGAAGTGCCCTCTACTCGTTCGGCTTACAGACAAACAACGGAAACAAAGGCAACAGTAAACCTGTTGAATGTCCAATGGTAAAGAAAAAAGAAGCATGAAAAAATGGCTATTACTCTTAATGCTGTTGTCACCAACAGTAGCAAGAGCGGAAATTATCACACCCCAGTTCACCCAAGGCTCCATGCAATCCACTACCACTACGGTTCAGGAGATTACAGAAGAGATCGAGATCGAAGTGCTAGGCGGAACCTACAACAAATGGTCTGGAGAAAATGTAACCGCTACTTCAGCCAGCTCTGGAGGAATTGCAGATACAGATGTGATCTGGTCAATAACAACAGCTGGAGATCCATTCACATTAGAAACAGTAACCAGAGCCGCAGGGGTCGTAGAGACTCAAGACATCACTCGGACTATCGAAACTACGGCTACTACTTCTTCCTTATCTATCTTCTCTCAATAGGTCTACCTGTTAGAGCTGAAGACGAGATTAATAACACATCCAATCCTGTGGCTGCTGCGACTGGAAATGTAACCAATCAAGCGGTGCAATTTCAAAACAACGGTGCGCCGTCGAGACAGCAGTATGCGCCTGGGGTTTCGTGTAATGGGAGTACCATGACTTTCTCCCCGTTCTATATGGGAAATCATGTGAAACCGTGGGATGAAGATATGTCGTCTATGGGCTACACCATGACAGAAAACTGGGGAGCACAGATTAACTTCATGGTTCCCTTAGATAAACGTGGACTGGAACAATGTAGGCGTATAGCAGCAAGAGTTGAAGAGAAGATGAGATTAGATCACGAAATGATTCGTCTCAAGGAATGTGCAGGTCTAATGCAAAAAGGATTTATGATTAAACCTACTTCAGATTTTGCTGTTCTCTGTAACGACCTAATACCTATATCTTCTTATCTCAAACAACTAGAAGCTAAAAACCCAAAACCAAAACCAGAAAAGAAAAGCTGGTTCCCAAATCCATTTAGAAAATGACATCGTTTATAGCAGTTATCTGCTTATCAACTCTCATATTTATTTTACTTAAAAACATCACACTCAATTCATGACTGCTATCTTATCCGGGCTATTCATTAACGCCGTTACACCACTTCTCATTAAGTTTGTCTACACCAATACAGTAAAGGATCTACTGGTCAAAGTACTTCGTGCTTCTGCAGCTAGAACTGAAACTAAGATTGATGACAGATTCGTAGATGAGATCGTTAAAAAACTAGAAGACAAACCAGAGGTTTAATATGGCACGAGCAAAAGAAGAAGCTTTTGAAGAGCTACACGCTATCTTAACCAATGAAATTATCAGTCGTATTAAAACAGGAGAAGCTACAACAGCTGATCTTAGGGCTGCTATTGAATGGTTAAAAGTTAATGATATTACAGGAGTAGCAGTAGCAGGATCACCTTTAGCTGGTCTAGCTGGTCTAATACCTGAACTTACCTTTGAGGACGTAGAGAGGTATGTCTAATGGCCCATAAAGGGAGAAGTAAAACCTCTAAGTTCTTACGTAAAAACCCTAAATCTGCGGCCAAGAAACGTAAGTACGATAAAGAGTATAGGAAGAGAGAGAAAGGTTCTAAAGCTCCTAACTCAGCAAAGAAGAGACGATTAAATAAAGAAGGTAATCGTCGTTGGGCTGAGAGAAAGAAGAGAGGAATCGCTAATAAAAAAGGAACGGGTGACATCTCTCATAAGAAAGATGGATCTCTCACGGTTGAAAACAAAACAAAGAACCGTGGTCGTAATGGTAAAAACGGTAGAAGCACTAAAAAGTAAACCCTAGTAATTAATGAGCCAATGCAAACACCTCGCTCCTTTATGTTTAATCTCCATTGTTTTAGATCTTCGGATGCTAAACGAATGTGGAGAGAAGCTATCAAGGTACGAGATGAATACAGCTGCGTTTATTGCGGCTCAACCCACGAACTAACTATTGACCATGTAAGACCTAAAGCTAAGGGTGGGCCTACAACAGCTGACAACTGTGTTTGTTGCTGTAGAGCTTGTAATCAAGCTAAAGGATCAATGTTAATTGAGGAATTTCTTGCAATTTAAAATGTAATAGATGACCTTTACCTCTCATCCAACAATTAGAGATGCTTATTTTTTACATCTCTTGTCACAGAATCAATCTTATTAATCAAAAGGAAAAAGAATCATGACTGCTGAAACAAAAACAGCATTAGCTCATACACGTACAGCTACTCTAACAACATCTCCGTATAGATACGGAAGTATTGCTTTAGATGCAACAGCTGACACCGCTTTCGCAAATCTAACTACTTCATCAACTATTAAAGATGTAATGGCTTTAGTAGATGCCTTAGTAGCTAGAACCCTCGTAACCACAGCTACAACAATTGGTGGGGCTACTATTGGTAAATCTACAGAAGCTACAGGTGTTGGCTCCATTAGAGACCTTGTAACTAACACAGCGTTCACAGCCTCTCAAT